GGCAAACAGAAATCAAGCCATTACAAGGCACGATAACTAATAACTTACCTTATGCAGAGCCTGTTTGTTTTGGTGTAAACTTACCTCCTTCTTGGGGTGGGGTTTATAGAACAAGACAATCCACTGTTGCAGGGTTTCCAGAAATAATAGGTAAAGAACTTGAACAATATGCTAGAAAAGAATATGAAAGAATTAAAAGGAGAATATAAATGGCTGCTATAGATTTAAATACTGCTAGAGCAACAATAGAGGCTAGATTAGCAACAGAACTTGCTTCAAGCCCTGTTATACCTGTCATATTTAATAATATGGCTTTTGATTCAACGACAGAGGATAGTTTTGTTCAATGTATTACCAGTTTTGGTGCAAATGAATATCTTACACAGGGTGATACAAGTAGTGCAACAAATAATGTTGTAGGTTTAGTAATACTCAATATTTTTACAGAAGAAGGTATTGGAGCAGGGTCAAACTACACGATTGGTAAAAGATTAAGAGATTTATACAATAGAGTGACCGTTTCTAATGTTATTTTTGATGCTCCTGTTGGCCCTGAAGTATTTGCATCAAGTCCAGAAGGGAAGTTTCAAACACAAATTAGGATAACATTTGAGATTTACGAGGATCTTTAATTATAAAAAAAATAAAAAAGCTGTAAAAAGGTCAGAAAAGGGTTAATATAATTATAAATCTTTCTTTTATTTGTTATGGCAAAGGTAAAAGGTGATGTTGGTCAAGTCAAATTTGATGATGGTGGCTCATCTGTAAACCCAGTATTGGGAACTACAAGTTGGTCAATGTCTATCTCTAAAGACATACAAGAAACAACAGCACAAGGTGACACTTTTAAACAGTTTGTTGGTGGTCTTATTGAAGGTGAAGGCAGTGCAGAACTTCTTTACGATGATGCAGCTTCAGGAGAAACTGCTACTTTTATTGATGGTGCTTTAGTTACTGGTGATGCTGGAACTGCATCTTTTGAGTTATTTCCTGATAGCACAAGTGCCTCAAAAAAAATTAGCTTTAATGGAATTATTACTAGCTTTGATCAAAGTTCATCACTTGGAGAGGCTAATAAAATCAACATTACATTTAAACCAACTGGAACTATAACTTCAGCTATTTAATTTTATAAACTAAACAACCCCAGATTTTATGGCAAACCAAAGAACCGCAGACCTTATCATTGGTGCATACAAAGATGAGATGACAACTAGACGCAAGTATGAATTAAAAGATTCATCTGGTAAAGTTTTGACTGTTATATATTTTCCACCAATTACTAGATTTGACAGACAAAAAGCACAGCAATTAGCTGGCAGCAATGAAGCCTTAACAGTTTCAACGCAGTTACTTTGCAAAATGGCACAAAAGGAAGATGGTAGCCCAGCTTTTGATATGTCAGATGCACCAATATTACAGAGATCATTACCAGAAAAGGTTTTAAATGATCTTGAATTATTTTTATTTGAAGTAGAACTCGATCTTGATACAGCAAAAAAAGAATAAAGGGGAATAGTTGGTTAAACTTTGAATTTTTCCTAGCAACAGAACTTAGTAAGACTTTAAATGAACTCAGGGCTTCTATAACAGAAGAAGAGTTAATTTATTGGGCTGCATATTATGAAAACAAATATGAAGAGGAAAAAAGAGCATTAGAACGACAAAGACATAAAACAAGGTAATATATAATAAAAGCTTTCTTTTAATTTGTGGCACAGGCTAATGTAAAACTTACGGTTGATGCTAGTCAGGCTACTAGGGCATTACAAGGTGTTCAAAGTCAAACTAATAAACTTCAAAATTCGTTTGATAGAGTTAGAACCGCTATAGCAACTATTGGATTAGGCGTATTAACAAAAAATACAGTTTCGGCAGCTAATAATTTTGAAAAATTAAATCAACGATTAAGAATTTTAACAACAGAAAATGGTACTTATAGCGAATCCGTAAAACTAGCAGAACAAGCTCAAGAAAAATTCGGCCTAAGTACAATAGAAGCGTTAGAGGCTGTTACTAATTTACAAGCAAGATTAGGAGTGCTTGGCACATCAATGGAGGATATTTCAACTATATTTAATGGATTTAATACTGTAGCAATATTATCTGGAGCATCAGTTCAAGAAACAAACTCAGCAATGAGGCAGTTAACTCAGGCTTTAGGTTCTGGTGCTTTACGAGGAGATGAATTTAATAGTATTGCTGAAAATATGTCAGCCATTTTAGCACCAATAGCAGAAATATTAGAGACAAATGTTGGAGCTTTAAGAGATATGGCTGCTGAAGGACTAATCACAGCCGATGTTGTAACTAAAGCATTTGAATTAATTGAAAAAGAAGGTGCTGGATCATTAAAAGAATTATTAAAAAATGACCCAACGATGGTGTTTAAAATCCTAAGTAATCAAACAGAAAAATTATCAATAGCTCTTGGAACTTTATTAGCACCTGCTATTTTAGATGCTACAAGATTTTTAACTTCTTTAACTAAAGCTGTAACTGCTTTCATAGAATCACCAATAGGTCAGGGGGCAGTCATATTTACAGCACTTGCTGGGGCTGTAAAACTTACAACTGTTGCTATTTCAGGGCTTATTACGGCTCAAACTGTTTTACTTGCAAAGTTTAAAGCTTCTGCTATAGGTGCAATAGTTTATAATAATGTCATAACTGCTACAACTGTACAAACAAAATTAGCAGCAGCAGCTACAGGTGCGTTGGCAATAGCCATGAACGCTTTACCACTTATTGCTATAGCTTCTGCTATTGGATTAGTTACAACCGCTATCGTTCTACAAAATAGAGAACGTAAAAGACAATCTGATTTAATAAATGAAGGAATGATTGAAGAAATTAAAGCAGAAATTTTACGTTTAGAGATTGCTAAGAAAAAAAGAGAAGAACAAAGAAGAGGTACAGGTTTAGAAGGAAGAGTCATAGAAAGAATGGAAGAACAAATAAGAAAACTTGAAGATAGATTAGGTATATTACAAGATGAAAAAGTAGAACAGGAAAAACAAGAAGAACGACTAGAAAGAATAAAAAATCTTTACGATGATATTGCTAACTCTATCGAGACAGGATTAGTAGATGCTATAGAAGGTGCAATTAATGGTACAAAGACTTTAGGAGAAGTTGCAACTGCCGTATTTAGGCAAATTCAACGATCTTTAATTCAATATGGGGTCAGTACATTTTTAGCAAATATGCCTGGAGGTATTGGATCATTTTTCTCGAAAAGAGCCGATGGAGGGCCTGTTAGTAAAGGAGGTAGTTATATAGTGGGAGAAAGAGGCCCAGAATTATTTACACCAAGCACTTCTGGAATGATTACACCAAATGAGGCTTTGGGAGGAAGTACAACATCAGTGGTTGTAAATGTTGACGCTTCTGGTACATCTGTTGAAGGAAATGAAGCAAGCGGTCAGGAACTAGGTAGATTAATAGGAGCAGTTGTTCAATCAGAACTTATTAAAGAAAAAAGACCAGGAGGTTTACTTGCATAATGGCTACTTTTCCCTCTATCAATCCTACTTACTTAGCTCGTAAGACTACAGCACCAAAAGTAAATGTTGCTCAATTTAATGATGGTTACCAACATCGAATTAAATTTGGATTAAATATAAAACCTTATGTTTGGACTTTAAATTTTCAAGTAAGCGAGACAGATTCAGATACTATAGAAACATTTCTTGAAGCCAGAGCAGATGATGGTGCTTCTTTTGATTGGACTCCTCCTGGCAGTTCTACTGCTTATAAATGGATCTGTCTTAGATGGACAAAGGCAATACCTTATGTAAATAGAGCAACATTAAACATGACGTTTCAACAAGTATTTGAACCCTAATGGCTACTCCTGTATCAGAGCTACAGAAGATAAATCCTAGTAATATTGTTGAACTTTTTCAACTACAACTAGATACCACAATTCATGGTGCTGATACAACTTATTACTTTCATAACGGTGTAAGTGAAAACAATAACGGTAATCTTATTTTTAATAGTATTGAATACACAAGGATGCCTATAGAAGCTGATGGTTTTGACTTTAATGGTAAACAACTTCCTAGACCCAAATTAAGAATCTCCAATATTTTAGGAACTTTTACAACAATACTTGCAACCTTACCTCAAGGATTAGAAGGAGCAAAAGTTACAAGAATTAGAACATTAGAAAGATATATAGATCATATTAACTTTGATATTGGAGATATTTTATTAGAAAATGATAGTGCGATCTTACAAGAAGATGATAGTCTCATAAGTCAAGAATCTAGTGATAATCCTCATGGGACACCTGATGCTACAGCTACATTTCCTAATGAAGTCTATTATATAGATCGTAAAGTTACAGAAAATAGAGATATTATTGAATTTGAACTTGCTGCCAGTTTTGATTTACAAGGTGTTCGATTACCTAAAAGACAAGTACTACCAGCAGATTTCCCTGGTGTTGGTACGTTCTTCTCCTAATGTGGCAAGATAAAGCACTTGAACACGCAATAAAAGAAGACCCTAGAGAATCTTGTGGTCTTTTAGTCGTTATTAAAGGTAAAGAAAAGTATTTTCCTTGTAAAAACCTAGCTGTAGATCCTAAAGATCAATTTATTTTAGATCCTATGGATTGGGCTAATGCTGAAGATCAAGGAGAAATAACTGCTGTTGTTCATAGTCATCCTGTTACAAGTCCAAAACCTAGTGAAGCTGATAAGATTTCTTGTGAAAAATCTGGTATTAAATGGTGGATTGTTCAACCTAATCTTAAACAATGGGGTTATTGTGAACCTTGCGGATATGAAGCACCTTTAATTGGTAGGCAATGGGTCTGGGGTGTAACTGATTGCTGGAGTTTATGTAGAGATTGGTATAAAAATGAACTAGGTATAGAACTTATAGATTGGGTAAGACCAAACGATCCAGAAGATTTTGTTAAAGACCCTATGTTTGTTGATTGTTTTGCAAAAACAGGTTTTAGAGAATTAACAGAAGAAGAAGATTTAGAAAAAGGTGATTTGTTATTAATGTCAATTAGTAGTAGCGGATTAAATCATATTGGTGTTTACTTAGGAGAACAAACTGTTTTACATCATTTGCAAAATAGATTATCAAGTCGTGATTTATTAGACGAATGGTTGCTAAAATGCACAGGTAAGAGGATTCGTTATGCTGCGTAAAATTAAGCTATACGGAGAACTGGCAAAGTTTCTAGGTCAAAAGACTTTTGAAGCTGAAGTTAATAATGCTGCACAAGCAATAAGATTTTTAGTTGTTAATTTTCCTCAGTTAGAAAAACATATGGCCGATAGGTACTATAAGGTTGCTGTTGATAATTGGGAAATAGGAGAAGAAGAATTACATTATCCTAATGGACAGGAAGATATAAAAATTATTCCTGTTGTTGGAGGTGCTGGAGGTAATACAGGAAGAATATTATTAGGAGCAGCATTAATTGGAGCTTCTTTTTTATTTCCTGGTGCTGGAATGTTTGGAACTACAAGCGTTTTTGGGTCAAGCACTACTGGTACGTTAATGTCTGGTATCGGAACATTATCATCAGCTATTGGTGCTAGTTTGGTTCTTGGCGGTATTGCTAATATGTTAACTCCTGTTCCTGACATTCCAGAAAGAGAACAAGATCCTCGTTTATCTTTTAATTTTAGTGGCATACAAAATACAAGTCGTGCTGGTGTTGCTGTTCCTGTTATTTATGGACAAGTATTAACTGGATCGGTTGTTATATCGGCTGGTATTGAAACTGCACAGGTGGAAGTATGAGTAAAGTTATAGGCTCTGGTGGTAATGGATCAGGAAAAGGTGGCGGAGGAGGCGGTGGTACTCCTACCGAAGCTAAAGATAATCTTGATTCAAAACAGTTTGCCAAAGTATTAGATTTAATATCAGAAGGTGAAATAGGTGGTTTAGTAGATGGTGCAAAGTCTATATTCCTTAACAACACACCATTACAAGCTACTGATGGTACGTTTAATTTTAAAGATGTAACTTTTGAAGCAAGAACTGGTACTTCTAGTCAAACAAATATTCCTATAACAAAAAATGTAGAAACAACTAAATCTACAGGATCTTCTACTGTTCCTCAAGCAACACCAAAAGTTATACAAATAACAGATTCAGATGTTGATGCAGTATCAGTTACGATTACTGTTCCTTCTTTGCAGTCTTTAAGTGATAAAGGAGATATTTTTGGTACAGAAGTTAAGTTGGAGATTGCTGTTCAGTATTCTGGAGGTTCATATTCTACTGTTGTTTCTGGTAATGCAGGAACTATTACAGGTAGAACTCCTGATACCTACCAAAGAGATTATTTAGTTAATCTAGATGGTGCTTTTCCTGTCAATATAAAGGTCACTAGAATTACTGCTGATAGTGGATCAAGTAAATTAGCTAATGAAATTCAATTTAATAACTATGTAGAAATAAAATACGATCAAAGAACTTATGCAAATAGTGCATTAGTTGGTTTAAAGGTAGATGCAGAACAGTTTACTTCTATTCCTAAAAGACAATATTT